AGAGCCATAGTTCATACACATAGAAAGTTCTTGACTCGCTAAGGTATGATGCCTATGATTGAGTCAATCTCAACGCACGGGGAAAAACGATGGAAGAGAAGGGTAGGGTAGTACCGATCCGGCGCCGCCGAAGGAAGGAAGTGATAGAGAATGCGACGCGTATTTGCGCTGTGCTGCCTCTGGAATTTGTGCTACGCGCTGAGTCTGAGGGGCACGGGAACCTGAGCAAGGGGCTTCGTTCCCTGATTGAAACGGCGCTGAGGGCGAAGCGGGACCAGCAGTCGCCGATCTAACCAAGAACCGGATAACGGCATGAGAGCTGCAAACTTTAGCGGCATGGACAACTATTCTCTGAACGATGGCATCGATGCTTTCCGCGATGCGATGGCGGCGCATGGCCTGCGCCCGGAACACATCCTTTTGGGAGGCGAAAAGCCCCATCGTTTCAGTGTCGGGGATAGAAAAAAGAATACCGATGGTTGGTATTTGTTGCGCGATTCAACGCCGATGTTTGGGGTATTCGGCAATTGGCAGACGGGGGAAAGGCATACCTGGTTTCAGAAAGACAAGCGGAAAATGAATTTTGAGGAGCGTAAAGCTGCTCGTGAATTAATGAGGCAGGAAAGAGAACGACGCGCCCAAGAGAGAGATAAAAGGGCGGAAGAATGCGTTAATTCCGTGAAAGAGATTTGGAAAACGCTGCTCGACGCGACCATTGATAATGAGTACGCGAAGAGAAAAGGGATTAAACCCCACCAGGCCCGCCAGATGCATAATGGCGCGTTGATGATTTTGGTTCGAGATGCGGACAAGAATGTTACTTCGGCTCAGTATATTGCGGCTGATGGCGGGAAACTGTTTGCGAGGGGCGGAAAGGTCGGAGGATCGTTTTTTGCATTGACGGCGAAAAATGGGCCGGCTGAATCCGTTTTGATTTGCGAAGGTTACGCAACGGCATGCAGTTTGTATGACGCCATGAATGCGCACTCCACCGTTGTGGCTGCTCTGAGCGCCGGCAACATGGAGCCAGTGGCGAAGATTATTCGCGGTCGATTCGGAAAGGATGTTCGGATCGTCGTATGCGCTGAAGATGACTGGAAGAAAGAGGCCAATGTAGGGCTTAATTCAGCCCGTGATGCCGCTCGAAAGATCGGCGCTGCACTGGCTATCCCTGAGTTCGGAGAAAGCCGGGGAGACAAGGATACCGATTTCAACGATATGCAACGCGTGCTCGGTCTTGAGGCCGTCGCCGCCGTTGTGAACGCAGCCAAAACCGAGGAAAACTATGACGAAGCAAGAGAGCCAGAAGGAATTCCAGGAACAAATTCAGATTGCGCACCTGGAATCCCGGTTGAGGGATTTGCGAGGCCAACAGAAGCGCCTGCTGGATCTGATCGCGGAGACGGGGCAGAGGCTGGACCGTCTGAAGTTCCAGAACACGAGTCAATCCCTCTAACGGCATACGAGCACGAAGGGACCAAAGAGGCGCATTATATTGAGCCGTTTCCTGGCGCAATGGAAACGCTATTCGGAATCGGCATCATAAAGCAGCACCGACCTCAGCCGGCCCTGACCATAGCCGCGTCGCTCGCGGCTATGTCGGCGTGTCTGCATGGGAAATACTGCCTTCCGGATAACCTGAGAGCGAATCTGTATGTGATCGGATTGGCGGGCTCCGGAAGCGGGAAGGGCGAGCCATTGGAGCTGGTTAAATCCGTGATCGGGATTGCCGGCGGGTTAGCGTATTCGAAGGTTGCATCAGGCGAGGGCGTGGAGCGGGCTCTTACTGACTCGGAAGACCGGCGCGCAGCTCTGGCGATTGACGAAGTCGGGCATATGATTGGCGCGTTCTCCGATAAGAAAGCCGCGCACCACAAGTCGTCAATCGGGGAAATGCTCCTGACTCTGTACAGCGATTCGAAGAGTTTCTATACGACTCGCATGCTAGCGAACAGGGACGAAACGCCTCGACAGATTTTCAACCCGTACGTGACCCTGTACGGCACCACGACGTTTGCCAAGATGGCGACTATCTCGCCAGGCCTGATTGAGGATGGCACTCTTGGCCGATGCCTAATCATGAATGGGGAAGACTTCGTAGACCAGGTAGACAACATCGGGAATGCCGATTACTGGGGGGAGATCGAGGAGAAGCTAGGTAAGCACATCCGGAACCTGTACAAGTATGGCGATATCCAAATGAGGCCGAATGCCGATCGCCTCGTGATCGGGGTATCAGATAGGGCAAGCGAACTGCTGTCTGAATTGCGCCAGAAGTTCAACGACGAGGCCCGCGCTTCGGAGAATAACCGGCGCGTGCTGCTGACTCGTGCATTGGAGCAGGTTAAGAGAGTGTGCCTCGTGCTGGCTGCGTGGGATAACGAAATGGGGATCTCGATTCAGGTAGAACCTCGGCACGTGGAATGGGCGGAGAAGTTCGTTCGCCACAGCCTGAAGTGCCTTCTGAGTTTCGCGGATCTGATGACAACGAATCCGGTTGTGGAAATGGCTGAACGCGTTCTGGCCGTTATGCGGGACGCATGCGACGGAAAGAACCCGTTCAAGGGCGCGCAGGATCGTAGGTTCAACGCAATTGCTCAGGTTGAAAAGATGGTTGCGAAGAACTCAATACTCCGGAAACTGAAGACGGACGCGACAGAACTTAACCCCGCGATAAAGCTTCTGATCGAGCGCGGAGAGATTGAACCGGTTCAGATACCGGGTAGCGGAAGAAGCAAGGGATGTCAGGCATATCAATTCGTATAGGGGCGTGATAGTGAAAGAAAAAATCATCGTAGCTAACCCTGGTTTTTGGGCGCTGTATGTTTCGCCAAGAGAGGGTGGAAAAGGGGCGGTTGACATTGACCGATACCCTATCCTCGCTTGGAGCCTTTCAATTGATAGTGACGGCGGCGCATGGTCGCTCGCAATTTTTGAAGGTCAAAACGGCGGGACTATGTATCACGGAATAGAGTATCCGAATGGAAACATACGAGCCATAGGAAGCGAATTGATTTACGAAGACACTCATAAGTTTCGGTGTCACATGCAAGACGTATTTAAATATGAATCTCCCATCTAAGGACCCACAATGATCCCCTTCGTAAAACTAGTAGACACCACAGTCGGCCTGGTCGTACTCAACGCGGACTACATCGTGCGCCTAGTCCCGAACGGTCCGCCGTCGAGCTGTAGCACCTCGGTCTATGTGTGGGATGGTACTGCGTACACCATCCCGATGACCGTAGAGCAGATCGAGTCGATCATCTGGGAAGCTCAGAAAGACGAGCGCTGCTAAGAAAAAACCCCGCTTCGGCGGGGTTTGCATTTACAGGTCGCGAATCCTGTGTTCCTTAAGTCCCGGCGCCTCTCCTGGCCCGAGTCCCCTAACGCCGGCGTGGAACAGAATCTCGTCAACCCGTACGCGGAGCAATCGAGACATGGCCTCTGCATCATGCAGGGTCATGCGGCGCTTTCCTCGGAGCATCAGACTCATCGATGCTGGGTCCATCTCCATCTTGAACGCGAGCTGGCGCTGGGATATCTGCCGATCGGAGAGAAGGCCCTTGAACCACTGCGTATCAATCGGTTTCATCCTATGAATCCTCAAGTGGTAATAGTTTAGTTTCTAGCAACACTATAGGCCAGATTTCGGCCTTGCACAACCATTGAGAATATGACAACATCCTCTAGTCCAGTTGATACATGGGCGCAACATTGAGAGAGGAACCGAGGAAAAAATATGACACCGGCCAAGATTGTGATTAGTAAGTTTGGGGGAGTGCGAGCGACAGCACGTGCGCTCGGGTTGAACGCATCGACGGTATGCCAATGGGACAATGAGAAGGAGCGGGGAGGTACGGGGGGGGTGATCCCGCAGAAGTACTTTAAAACCATCATGGATACATTCCCCGAGGTGACGCTTGAACAGCTCTGTTTCGGATCGCACTGAGTGCCACGAGCGGTTCCTCTCCGCCGTACGGGAAGCCAGGAATGGGAATTACTCGAAGGCTAAGGCGATCGTAGACAGCGTACGGCGCCAGAGCGGAGACAAGGCAGCGAACACGGCTAGAGAGGAACTATGGGCATACGTCACCTCGGATAAACCCGCATGAAATAGGTGTTGCGGTTTTCTCAATACGAGTCTATAGTACCTACATGCGCTCACAACGAGCGCGATACGGGGACCGAAGATGAGCCAAGCAGCATCTGATCTGATCGAACTAAACCGCCTGGCCCGAGCTGATGATGGGAAGCCGGGCTCCCTGATTGAACTTATGCGCAGGGAGTATGCTCTTCGTTTGATTTCTGCCGGCGTGAGAGACGAACGGGAGGGGTGCTGAAATGTGGCTCCCTTACGTAATTTTCAGAGAGGCATATCTGATTGGTGTTCGCGATCTCGTGTCAGCTCTGAGTGATTCATCGACGTTCATGCGGTACAGAGGGGAAGGGGAGAAGGCGATACCGGATATGCCGGGGTTCTGATGAGATACCGATGCTTCTGGTGCGCTCACTGGATCTACGAAGGACAGCAGCCATGCCACTCACCGACTGAACAGGCAAACTTATGAGGTACTACGACGACTGGCTCACGAAAGATATACCGGACGATGATGAGGATTGCGAAGTAGAAGAAGATCGATCGGACGAGACGTTTGACAGGTGGGACAGGGAAAGGGATTTGCTATGATCGTTTTTCTCGCTTGGGCCGCAGTATTCGTGTTTTTTATCGCATTTAACACCGGGGCACATAAAAATGAATATTGAAAACATCGTACTGAGCCGTGGATCGCATACCGAAGAATCAGGAGAGCACTGTTTGCTTGAAGTCGTGAGCATGTTCTCAGGTGAACCGTTCGGAGATAGTCCGAAATGTGTTGATCCGGTACTTGCCGAGTTTGGTCGTTCATGGAATGACAGCATGCGCTCCGACGCAGAACGCGCGCAGCTGAAGCAATACATCATGCGTCTTCCGGGAACGGCCAAGGGTGAAGAACTTTCGATCAAGCGCTCGTGGATGGCTTTTGATTGGTTGATACGCGTTCAGTGCGTCGCTTGGATGTCTATGACGCCGGCGCTTAAGGTGCATGCAGATATTCTAATGCAACTTCCTGCGATCACATGCAAGGAAGAGTTTGATTTGGCGTTGCCGAAGATAAATGATGCACTGGCCGCAGCACGGACCGCAGCACGGGCCGTAGCACGGGACGCAGCACGGGACGCAGCATGGACCGTAGCACGGGACGCAGCATGGACCGTAGCACGGGACGCAGCACGGGCCGCAGCACGGGCCTCAGCACGGGACGCAGCACGGGACGCAGCACGGGCCGTAGCACGGGACGCAGCACGGGACGCAGCATGGACCGTAGCACGGGACGCAGCACGGGACGCAGCATGGACCTCAGCAGAGGCCGCGTTGGAACCAACAGTCCTCAAATTACAAGTCAGCGCGCACGATTTGTTCTCGCGCATGATCGACGCCGTTTGAACACTTCGACAGACGAAACACCTGTTGCGAGAGAGAAATGAAAAGAACGGTGGTCAGCCTGTTCGATAAGACGGGGAACGCAGTACGGCCGTGGGCTGAAGCGGGGTATCAGTGCGTTTGCTACGACATTCAGCACGACATCAATGGCGCGCGGCAGGAGGGGAACATCACATTCCAACCGTGGGACGCGTTGCAGGGTGCGCCTTTCATGGCGCGGGCCGAAGAGATCGCTTTCGTCTTCGCCTTCCCGCCCTGCACGCACTTGGCCGTTTCCGGCGCCCGCTGGTTCAAAGGAAAGGGACTGCGTGCTCTGGCTGAGTCGATCGAAATGTTCGCCGTCGCCGCGGAGATCTGCGAGGCATCTGGCGCGCCGTACATGATCGAGAACCCTGTATCGACGATCAGCAGCTACTGGAGAAAACCCGACCATACCTTCCACCCGTGGGAGTACACGGAATACGAGCTGTCGGATCACTACACGAAAAGGACTTGCCTGTGGACAGGGGGCGGCTTCGTCATGCCCGATCAAGCGATCGCGTTTCAGCTTGAGGGCAAGGAGCCTGACAACCGAATCCACGCTGCGCCACCGTCCGAAGATCGCGCTGACTTCCGTAGTGCCACGC